CATGGATCTGGATCTGACGCCCGTCCAGCGCGTGGCGCACATGCTGGGCAAGGGCTACGCCTACGGAGCGCACTATCTGCCGCACGATGCCGCGGCGACAAGGACGAGTGGCAAGGCCGACGCCCAAGTGTACACCGAGGCCGGTCTGGCCAACGTGCGCGTGCTGCCGCGGACGCACGACATCTGGATCGGGATCAATGCCTGCCTGCAAATGTTCCCGCGCTTCTCGTTCCGTCTGCCCGCCTGCGAGCGAGGGCTGGATGCCTTGGCCAACTACGCCTACAAGCGGTCAAGCGCGACCGGCATTGTCGTTCAAGAACCAGTCCACAACTGGGCCAGCCACGCCGCGGACGCGCTCCGCATGATTGCCGAGGCCGAGATGGCGGGGATGCTCAAGACCGGCTTTGCCGCGCCGCGCCCGACGGTCGTCACGACCGGCATCCGCGACTTGGACTGGAACCGCAGGACGGTGGTGCGCCGATGACGCCGATCCAAAAATGCAAGATGCTTTACACGCCGCAAAGTCCGCGGACGTTTGAGGAAGACGTCACCGCGCACATGGCGCACGGCTATCTTTTCGCCACGCCGGAGTATTTTCTCATGGGCAGGCCCGTGTGGAGTCTCGCGCCGCAAGACCACATCAACGATGTCTGGCATACTTTCCCGCCGACGCTCTGGGACGCATGGTATGTCTACGCCTTCGCCTTGGCCGACGACCAAGGCTTGCAGGGTTTAGTCAAAAAACTATTGCGCCACATCCCGTTTTATCTTCCGCTCATCGCATGGGAGAGGAGCGGTCATCCGCTGACTTTCTTTTCGACCGACCAACTCATCCAAAAATATGCGCTTCTACAACTCGTCCAAGATTGACCAAACGTGCCGCTGCCATTTCGGGGGAGGGGGCCGCATGTCCGCGCCGCCGCCCATGCCGGAGTTCAAGATGCCGGAGATGCCCAAGATGCCCGAAGCTCCGCCTCCGGCCCCGCCCGTACCGGAGCGCGTCGATCAAAGCGTGAGCGATGCCCAGATGCAGAGCCGCCAAGCCGCGGCGCGGCGCGAGGGCGTCCGCAAGTCCATGCTGGCCGGTGAGACGGGCGGCTACAGCAATCCGGTGACCGGCAACAGCCTTCTCGGATAATGGGTTTAAAAAAAGCACTCAAGGCGGTGACAAGGGCCGTTCGCGTCCCGACCGGAGCGCAGGCCGCGGGCATCGTCACCCCGCGCAAGGCCGAGGGGCAGATCGCCGAGGCCAACCGCGTGGCGCAGGAGCAGGCCGCTGCCGCCGCGGCGCAAGCTGCCGAGTACAACCGGCGCTTGGCCGAGCAGATGGAAAAGATCCGCCAGCAGCAGGAGCAAATGGACAGCGCCGAGCGCACGCAGGCCATGACCCCGCCCGAAGCGCAGAATTTCAGCAAGACCGGCACCGAGGGCGACAAGCGGGTGCGCCGTTCTTCGGCCCGCGGAAGCCTCTTGGCGGGCAACACCGGAGGCTACAACCCCGCGACCGGAGGCGGGCGTCTGGGAGGGCGCAGCCTTTTGGGTTGAGGTTTAGTCAAATCATGGAACCGCTCGTCTACCACCTCGCCGTTGTCTCGACCGGCATCATGCTGCTGATTGCGGCCACGCACGATCCCGACCTTTGGTGATGAAGGACAACGTCCAACTGGCCGACTGGGTCATCGCCCGCCACCAAGACTTGGGGGCCGAACGCGCTTCGTGGGACACGCACTGGCAGGAGTTGGCCGAGTATTTTCTTCCAAGGAAAGCCGAAATCAGCGCCAAGCGCAGCGTGCCGGATAGTTCGCGCTACGATGTCCTCTTCGACACCAGCGCCGTGCAGGCCGCGGCCACCTTGGCCAACGGGCAACTGGCCTACATCACGCCCGCCGACTCGCGGTGGTTTGTCTACGAGCCGCCGAAAGGGGTCAACAGCGACAAGGCCAAGCAGTGGTACGCCAAGTGCAGCGAGGCCACCCAGTTGCTCTTGGCTACCAGCAATCTCTACACCGAGATCCACGAACTTTACTACGACGACAGCGTCTTTGGCACCTACTGCATGTTCGTCGAAGCGGGGCAGTCGCACCCGCTCGTCTTCCACAAGTTCGACATCGGCACCTACAGCTTGGCCGAGAACGACGAGGGACTGATCGACACCGTTTTCCGCGAACTGGAACTGACCGTCCTGCAAGCCGCGGAAAAGTTTGGCGAGGAGAATTTGGCCGAGGCCATGCAAAAGCAACTCGCGCAGATCCGCTCGACCGGCAAGGGCGGCACGGTCAAGCACCGCTTCATCCACGCCCTTTACAAGCGCGAGGACAGCCAGCGCGACCGCAGCAAGGCCGACGGCCCGAACAAACCGTGGGCGTCGGTCTACGTCGATCAGAGCAACAAGCACGTTTGCCGCAACTCCGGCTACGACGAGAAACCTTTCTTTGCCGGTCGCCATGTCAAATCGCAGCAGGGCGTGTATGGCATCTCTCCGGCATGGATGGCGCTACCGGAAGCCCGCCAACTCAATTTCTTGGCCAAACAGCTTGACGCCCTCGCGGAGATCAAAGCCTTCCCTCGTCTCCTCATGCCCGCTACGCACGAAGGGGAAGTCGATTTGAGATCGGGGGGCGTCACCTACTACGATCCGACCCAGCCCAATGCGCTTCCGCAGGAGTGGGCCACCGCGGGCGAATACCAGATCGGCTTGGAGCGGGAGAACCGCAAGACCGGCGCGATCAACACCGCCATGCATGTGGACATGTTCCGCATGTTCGCCTCGCTCGACCGGCCCAACATGACGGCGACCGAAGTGGCGGAACGCGCCAGCGAAAAGCTGGTGCAATTCTCGCCCAGCTTCACCCGCAAAACGACCGAGTTGCTTACCCCCATGCTCCGCGGGGTCTTCGGCATCTTGATCCGCAACGGGCATTTCCCGCCGCCGCCGCAGGACGCCATCCTCATGGACGCGATGGGCCAGCCGATCCTCCCCGAACCGGAGGTCAGCTATGTCAGCAAGGTCGCGCTTGCCATCCGCGCCATGCACAACCTTTCCTTGGCAAGGACGATGGAGCGCGGGGCGATCATCGCGCAAGTGCGGCCCGAAGTGCTGGACAACCTCAAGTGGGACGTCATCTACCGCGAATCGGCCCGCAACGACGGTCTGCCCGCCGACTGGATTACCGACGAAGACGAGGTCGAGGAAATGCGCCGCGCCCGCGCCGAGATGCAGGCCAAGCTCCAGCAGCAGCAGGAGACGCTGACGATGGCCGAGGCCGTCGGCAAGGCCGGTAGTGTGAAACAGGATTCCGCTCTGGGACGACTGATGAACCAAGCCACCGCATGACCACCGACAAAGAACTGGAGCGCAGCAAGTCGCTCCAGCGCATCAACAACGCCTACCACCGCGTCTTCGACAGCGAAGAGGGACGCCTTGTCCTCGACAACCTCCGCGCCTACTTCCGCATGAACCGGCCCGCCTTTGAGCGCAGCCTTGGCCGCGCTTTTGACCCCATCGCCGCCGCGGTGCGCGACGGCCAGCGCGAAGTCCTCCTTTTCATCGAGCATAAACTTTCCCTGCCCGTTGTCGGTGATGCCGACGTCGAGCAGCCCAAGACCGAAGTCCTCCGCTAAAGAGGGTTTAGTCAAAACACCAACCAACAACACCAACCACCATGACCGATGCAACCGCCTCCACCCCCGCCAGCACCACCGCGGACAGCGCCGCTGTTCCCGCGTCCACCGCACCCGCTGCTAACCTCAACACCACAACCGAAGGGACACTGCTATCCGGTGCGCCAGCCAGCGTTACCGACGCGCCAGCGCCCGAAGTAGCCGACCGGCCCGAATGGTTGCCGGAGAAGTTCTGGCGCAACGACAAGGCCGACGTCGAGAGCCTTGCCAAGAGCTACCAAGGACTGGAGCAGCTACTGGGCAAGAAGGCCCAAGCCATCGTTCCCCCGAACGAGAAATCCACGCCGGAGGAAATCGCCGCCTACCGCAAGGCGATTGGCGTTCCCGACGCGCCGGAAGGCTACAACTTGAAGCCGGAGCAACTGCCGGAAGGCGTGGTCTGGGATGAGAGCGTGGCCAAGCGCGCCGCGGAACTGGCCCACAAGCACAACGTGCCTGCCGCCGCCATGCAGGAGTTCATGAAGTTCGACATGGAGCGGGCCGCGCTGATGAACCAAGCCGCGGCCAACATGATCGAGCAGCAACTGGAAAGCGGTCGCGCCGAACTGCAAAAGGTGTGGGGCGACAAGATGCCGGAGAAGATCGAACTGGCCCGCCGCGCCGCGGTGACCGCCGGAGTCGATCCGACCAGCCAAGGCTTTGTCGATCCGCAAGTGGTCAAGGCCATTGTCTCGCTGGCCGAGAAACTCTCCGACGACAAGCTCGTGGCCGGTGACCAGACGGGGCCAAGCAGCACCCGCGCCCGCGCCCGCGACATCATGACCAACCAGTCGAACCCGCTCTACACCCGCTACCAAGAAGGTGACGCCGAAGTGGTTGACCAAGTCCGCCGGATGCTGACCAGCGCCGGTTAAGATCATGGCTAAACAATCACCGCGCCCGCAGTTGCTGGTCGTCGTCAGCGACCTCCATTGCGGGTCAAGCGTCGGACTCATGCCGCCGGATAGCGAAAGCATCAACGGCAACACCATCGGCTTCGGCAAGAACGTCCACCAAGCGTGGCTCTGGGAAAAGTGGCAGGAGGCGCAGTCCGAAGTGTCGGAGATCGTGGGCCGCGACCCATTCTGCCTCTTGGTCAACGGCGATGCCACCGAGGGCATCCACCACAAAAGTCCCGAAGTCGTCGCCACTTTGATCGAACTGCACTGCAAGATGGCCGCGGAGGCGTTGCGACCCATGTCGCAAGCCGCCGCCCAGACGCTGGTGGTCAAAGGCACCGAGTGCCACACTCATGAAATCGAGTCCTATCTGGCCAAGCTGATCGGGGCGCGTGACGGTTTGGCCCGCGAAAAGTGGCTTTTTCGCATCCACGGGTGCCTCATCGATGCCACCCACCACATCGGCGTGACCAGCCGCGCCTACTTGGAGGCCACGGCCATGTCGGTCGCCATGGGCAACGCCCGTCTCAACTCGCTGCGAAGCGGACACGAACCGGCCAAAGTCTTTCTTCGCGCCCACCGCCATTGCGGCGGATGGTTTAGCGACGGAGCCTCGCTGCTGGGGATCACCGGAGGATGGCAGTTTCTCACCCGCCACGCGCACAAGGTGGTGCCGGACGCCATCCCGCGTCCCAGCATGATGGTGCTGGATTGGCGCAACCAGCCGGAAGGCGCATTGCCCAACGTCCACAACCTCCACTTCAACCCGCCCGCGCCGGAGGTGACCGACTTGTGAAAAAGCCGCCGACCGCCGAGCAGCTTGCCGCTGCCGCGTGGGCCGCGGCGCTGGCCACACCCAAGACGGTGGACGAGGTGCCGGAAGGCTGGCTCACCGCCAAAGAAATATCGGCCAAGCTGGGCAAGGCCACACCCACGGTGGGCGCTTTGTTGTGCCGCGCCGTGTTTGAAGGCCGGTGCGAGCGCAAGACGTTCCGGATCACCTCCGGCAGCGTCACCCGACCCATCCCGCACTACCGACTGAAATGAGCCGCCGCATCCGCACCAAGCGCGTCAGCATCGATGGCAAGCCGTGGCGGATCAAAATCCAGCGCCCGCCAGCCCGCGAGTCTTACGACGGCCTGTGCGTCAAGGACGACCGGACGATCTACATCCACCCCGACGCAATCAGCCACCGCGGGATCGAACTGGCCTGCCACGAAATCGTCCATGCCCGCCTCTTCGACTTGGACGAGGAATGCGTGGACGAAATCGGGCGTCTGGTCAGCGAGGTCTGCAACTGGCTGGCGCGGCACAACGACGGCGTCATTTCGTGACCTTTGTCCCGCTCC